GAGGTACCGGATCTCCTCGACCTGTGGCTCGCGATGTTCGACCCGCTGGCGGACGATAGCCTCGCTGCCGCGTGCCGGGCGCACATCGCGGACCCGGACGCGGGGCGGTTCTGGCCGACCCCGGCCGACATCCTGCGCCACGCCCGGCCACCAGCTCGGGACCACGAGGCCACGTTCGACGCCATCCTCCGGCGGATCGCCGGGGGCAACTACACCGCCGACGACCTCCTCGACGACGCCGAGCGCCGCGCCCTCGCCAGCATCGGCGGCGTCTGGTCGCTGAGGATGGCCGACACCGAGCGCCAGCTACCGCGCCTGCGACGCCAGTTCGCCGCCGCGTGCAAGGCGCCCACGCCAGCCGAGCAGCGCGCCATCGCGGCGCGCCAGGGCTTCCGCGCCCTGCTCGGCGGGAAGGGCGGTGCCGAGTGAGCCGCGACACCACGGCGCCGGCGCGCCGCCCCGATCTCCCCAGGGGCTGCGGCCGCTGCAACGCCAATGGCCACGCGAGCATCGCCGTCCACCACGACGACCGCGTTGAGCGGTGGTGGGCCTACTGCCACTGCTCGCGCGGCATGGTGGCGCTCGACTTCGCCCGGGCGTCCGGCAGCGCCGCCATCGACGTGTCCGAGCTCGCCACCCGCTACCGCCAGCGGGACGGCGTGCGCGCCGTCTACGTCCACCCCACCCCCGGCCAGCTCCGGCTCGACCTCCGCGAGCCGGGCAACGACCCCGCCACCCGCGCGAAGGTGGAGGCCATCCTCGGCAGCATCCGCGAGGCGAGGGGACAGCCGCCACACCCGGCCGACAGGTGGGGGGACTAGCGTGCTACGCTCCCAGCGTGACGCCACTCGCCACCCGCATCGAGGCCGCGCGAGCCCACAGGGGCATCAGCACCCGGAGGCTAGCCGCCGACTCGGGGCTGAGCGACCGCGCGATCAGGCTCGTCCGCAACGGCGAGGCCAAGGCAGGCCCGACCCTCGACACCGTGGAACGCCTCGCCGCCGCGCTGCGCGTCACCCCGGCGTGGCTGGCCTTCGGCGAGGGCGAGGGGCCGAGTGAAGCAGAGTAAGACCGGCAAAGGCCCCACGCGCGCGGGTGCTGCGGCCCGTGAAGCCCGGGTGTTGCGCGGCCTTGCCGAGGGGAAAACGCAGCGCGCCATCGCCGCCGAGATGGGGATAGGCGAGGTGGCGGTGAGCCAGATCCTCGCGCGGCCACACGTCCGCGCCCAGGTCGAGGCGATGCAGGCCGCCTCGATGGCCGAGGCCCGCGAGATCCTGCGCCGGAACGCCTCGCGCGTGGCGCAGCGACTCGTCGACATGGGCCTACACGGGTCTGGCGGCGACAACGCTGCGGTCAGGGCGGCCGAGGCCGTGCTAGACCGCGCCGGGGTGACGGCGACGCAGGTGCTCGACCTGACCGTGCGCGGGGACGTGCGCGAGCTCTCCGACGACGACCTCGACCGCCTGATCGCCGAGCGGCTAGGCTCCCGTGACAGCGGCACCGGCGCCACGACCCTCGCGGACTGAGCGGGAGGAGCTCGCGCGGCTGCTCCTGGAGCGGGAGCGGCGCCGCGCCGAGAATCCCATGCGCGGCGCCGCCCTGTGGGACAACCCGGCGCCTCGTACCTCGCAGCGCCGCTCGATGGCGCTCGCCGACGGCACGATCGCGGCGCTGGCGGTGCTCGGCGGCAACGGCACCGGCAAGAGCGAGTTGATGGCCCAGGTGGCCATCGCCGCCGCGCACGGCCGCGAGCACCCGGTCATAGCCGCGTGGCTCGCGCGTCACGACCTGCCCCTCGCCGGGTATCCGCCCTACCCAGGACGGGTGCTCTGCTCGGCGCTGACGAGCAACGACAGCCGCCGCGTCGTCAGGGAGAAGCTGAGGAAGTACCTCCCCGCCGGGAGCAAGTGGCGAAACGAGCACGGCGACGGCGAGGCCGAGGTCCAGCTGCCAGCGTGGGGCGGGCACCGGGGCGGCGTGATCGTCTGCAAGTCCAACGACCAGGGGCGGCGCGCCTACCAGGGCGACGAGTTCGACGTGATTTTGCTCGACGAGGAGCACGACCAGGACGTCTACCGGGAGTGCCTGATGCGCCTCGGTCGCCGCCGCTGGCGCGCGGGCTGGATCGGCCTGTTCATGACGCCGCTCAACGGGCTGACGTGGGTACACGAGGACTTCGTCGGCCGCCCGCTCGCGGGCAACGTAGCGACGTGGCTCCACGGCGCCGACAACCCGCACGCCGACCAGCGGCGCCGCGCCCAGCTCCTCGCGCAGTACGGCGAGCACGAGCGGGCCGCGCGCGACCGGGGCGAGTTCCGCGCGCTCGAGGGCCGCGTCTATCCCGCGTGGCGCCGGGATCTCCACGTCGCCGAGCCGCCGCCGCCGCCAGATGGCGCCGAGTGGTACGCCGCCATCGACTGGGGCACGCGCAACCCGACCGCCTACCTGCTCGCCTACCGGCACCCGGCCGACGACGTGCTCTACATCGTGGCCGAGCACTACCAGGCGGAGACGCTCCTCGTGGACCACGCCGCCGCCATCCGGCGCATCGAGGCCGACCACGGCGCGCGCGACGTGACACGGTGGGCCGACCCGGAGGACCGCCAGAGCTGCATCGCCATCGTCGCCGAGCACGACATCGGCGTGGCGCCCGCGAGCAAGGCGATCCGCACCGGCATCAACGCCGTGGCCGAGCGCCTCGCGCGCGACGTTTCCGGTCGGCCTCACCTCGTCGTCGCCCCGTCCTGCGTCAACCTGTGCCGCGAGCTCGACAGCTACGTGTGGGCCACGCGCGGCGGCGACCGGGACCAGCCCGACATGCCGCTCAAGCGCGATGACCACGCGGCCGACGCCCTGCGCTACCTGTGTCTCGGCGTGCGGCTCGCGCTCGGGTGGATGGCCTAGCGCGTAGTCTTTTGCCGCTGCCATCCCGGCTCACGGCGTGACAATGCGGAGAGGATGGACCTTCCCGCGCGCGCCGCATCTGCCTGGTACGCCCGCGCGTGGCTCGCAGTCTCGAGGGCGCTGGGCGTCGTCGAGCAGCCCGATGCCCACGACGCGGGCGCGGACTACTCGCCCGCCGTGGCGGCCGGTCCGACGTACCCGGCCATCGACAGCATGTCGGCGATGGCTGGCCTGCCGTGGGTGTACGCCTGCGTCCAGGCGCGCGCCGAGGACATGGCTGGGCTGCCGCTCCGGGTCTCGCGCCGAGGATCGCGCGGGCGCTCGTCCATCGTCGAGGATCACCCGCTCTCCGCGCTCCTCGCGGCGCCGACGAGCTGGCAAACGGGCGAGGAGTGGCGACGACAACTCTACGCTGACATGGACCTCAGCGGCAACGCCTTCGCCCTGCTCGTCTACTCGGGCCGCGAGGTGGCGAGCCTGCCCCGGCTGCACCCAGAGCGCGTCGTCGTCCACCCTGGGCGCCACGGCGGGCCAGAGTCCTACGAGTACCAGGGCGCGGGCGTGACCGAGCGCTACGCCCCGTCCGCCGTCCTGCACGTCCGTGGGATCTCCTGGGAGAGCGACCCCCGGGGCCTGTGGGGCACGTCGCGCGTGCTGCCCCTGCACCACGACCTGGAGGGCGAGGTCGCGTCGAGCAAGCACGTCGCTCGTGCCGCGTCGAGCGGGCGACCGGACGTGCTCCTCTCGCCCAGGGGCGAGTCGAGCCTGCTCAGTTCGGCGCAGGTCGACAAGCTCCGCGAGTGGTGGGACAAGTTCACGGGCCGCCGCAACGGCGGCGCGATCATCAGCCCCGGTCACGTCGAGGTGTCGCCGCTCTCGTGGTCACCGCGTGACATGGAGTACGGGCAACTGAGCAAGAGCAACCGCGAGAAGGTGCTAGCCGTGTTCGGGGTCACGCCCGTCCGCGTCGGCCTCAACGAGGCCAACTACGCGACAGCCCGCGAGCAGGCGACCCGATACTGGGAGGGACTCGCGGCCACCGCACGCGCGTGGGACGCCAGGCTGACGTGGCTCGCCGCCCGCGCTGGTTACCCGGACGTGGAGGTGTGGCACGACTTCGGCGGCGTGGCCGCGCTGCGCGACGGGATGGCCGCGCAACTCGACCGCGTCGAGCGATGGGTAATGCTCGGCGCCGACCCGCGAGAGGCCGCCGCCTACGAGGGCCTGCCTGACGCGCCGCTCCCAGCCGCGCCAGCCACACCAGCCACACCGCCTAAGCCTGCCGAGGCGCTCACCGCCGACTGGTGGGGCAAGGACTGGCACGAGGACGAGCCCGGCGACCTCTCTAGCGAGCCCGACAGGGCCTCCGAATCGGGGTACTACGTCCGCGCCATCCACCGGCCCGGCGAGGCACGGATGGCGACGGCCGCCCGTCGATACTTCGATGGGGCCGGCGCGCGCGCCTCTAACCGCCTCGCCCGCGCGATGGAGCGTCGCGGTATCACCCGTGACATGGGCGCGGTCACCCGCGACGTGCTCGACGACCTCGTGGCCGAGGTGCTCGCCGTGGCCGAGGAGTACGCCATCGCCCGCGACCAGCTCGGCCCGGCGGTGCGCGGCGCGATGGAGGCCGGGCACAAGTACGCGCGCCGCCACGGGCTCCCCGGCCTCTCCTGGGACCCGTCGCGCCCGGCCGTCGCCCGGATGATCGACCGCGTCGTGCAGGACTGCGACCCGTACACCGCCGCCCAGGTGCGCGCGGTGATCGAGGTCGGCATCGAGCGGGGCGACACGGTGGCCGACATGCAGGCCGCCTTGCAGCGGTGCGCGGCCTACCGGCCCGCCCGCGCGCTCCGCGTCGCCCGCACCGAGACGACCCGCGCCGTCCAGGTCGGTGCCGACATGGCGTACCGCCAGGCGCAGGACGCGGGCATCGAGGTCGAGGTCGAGTGGCTCAGCGCCCGCGACGGCGAGGTGCGCGAGGCGCACTACCTGCTCGACGGGCAGCGCGTCGCCGTCGGCGGGTCGTTCACCGACCAGATCAGCGGCAAGACGGCCCC